TGAGCCAGAATGGGTGCCTAATCCATTGTAGTCAGACACTGTTTCACATGCCTAACCTATGAATATATGCTGAGGAGTCTTAATTAAAAGACGTTCACCAGGATATGTACATAGTTCATTCTCCATCATCCGTGTAGCCCTTGAGGCCGCACAGGTTTCATCATTCGACTTGGACTTGACTATTGGTCTGACATTACCACCCTCAGCAATGAAGGTCTTAATATCCTTACCACCTAGTCCGCCAAACGGAATTGGAACCCACAATTCTTTCCCTTTTAGAATCTTCTTATATTTAGATTCAAAAAGTTCAATTGAACGTGTTGAGTAACTATCGGAAAGTGATTCTCGAAAAGCTCGAGCAATACTACCAATATTTTCCAAAAGCGTCTCCTTCGAACGGAATGTATCTGAATCCTTTTGATCCAGTTTCCCCATTAGGTTGGAGAAGTTAACAAAACCGATCCTAGAACGGGTGTCCATTCTATGGAGTTCAGAATTAATTGTACAGTAGTTAGCTGACAAATAACTCTTACCCTGGGTGGAAACCAAACCACAACTTCCAACAACTGTTTTCCAGTATTCGAAGCCATTACGTGTGGCCTGGAAGGCGATATCATCACCATTAATTTTTACCCACTCAGAAAACTCCGAAGGCATTTTCGAACGACAATAGTCATAAACACCGAAGTTTATTAGACAAAGGTTGTTAAATGAGCTCAAGGAGCCCATTAATTGTCCATTTGTTTGAACAATCTCCTCTCCATCTGGATAAACCAAAAGATGTTTTCCATAATTCTGCTTATAGCAATCCTGTAACTCCCAAGGCAATTTTCTTAAAATCACCCCACCAACCACATCTGTCAAATCTTTATTAAGATTATCAGTTGCACTAGTGTAATCGCCTGACACCCAAAATTTACCTTCATCAAGGACTTCGTCCTTAAGCAAATCCGAAAGCCTCGCACCCCGTATCAATTGAAATTGCGGGCGGCTCCCTATGAAGCGATTTAGAGAAGTTGTAACCGATTTTAAAATCGAATTATTACTCGACTCGATCGTAATTATACGAGCCTTACAGGCATCATCAACACATGTTACTCTAACTGGTTGAGGACCTTCATTGGTCATGGTACTATGTAGGATACGATTTCTCACATCCACACGGTGTTTTTGACCATATGAATTAATTATGGCTGCCTTTCTCAGTGACATAGAGCTAACTCCATATACCTGATCAGACAGAAATGACTGAGCACCACCACGAATTCTTGTGCGTTCCGTACACGAATGTCGCGAAACGGGAGCTGATAAGTCATTATCTGGGCGATAATCCCTTAACATTTCCTTTACCACTTTCTCCACATGAACCAATATTTCTATTGGTGTATGTGTCACTTTTGTCAGTGTATTTTTGTGTTTTTCCATCGCCACTTTCACAAGTGACTTTGGAAGTGGAGGACAACCTCTTTTGAGATTGTGCATTGTCCACACAAAATGATCTGCTCTCCTTCCCCCCATACATCTTCTTTTGACATACGTATTGAGTCCAAAGGCCGACCAAACATTGAACAAGTGTTCGGGTAGCTGGAGAACCTCCGAAGATCCAAGCCTCTTTGCAGTAAAGCATTGAGTTGAATATTTGAAGGAATCGACGAAGGGTGCAAATCCTCGTCGAGCGACAAAATCGTTTAATCTTGTCATCCCTAGAGTGAATGAGCGACATTTGATATGAATATTGAAGTATTCACAAAATGTTGCCCAGGACTTCATTGTGCCAACAATGAAGGCCCGCTCATCCCCATCTAAAGGGCATGTGAAGTGTTTAACAGCATCTTCTACTGCCTGGTAGATCAAAACTTTACTGTCAAAGAAACGATCTTTGATTTGAGGTTTGAAAATCTACTTTACCAACTTTTTGTTGGTGGGCCTTCGTCGGCCCGGCTTCTGTGGATGATTA